TGCTCCCTTGTTAAGGCTGAGCGGCAAGGAAAAGAGAGGTAAACCCTGCCGCATCAGCTCAGTTAGTGTACCACATATGTGTCGGAGAGGCAGCCAACACACGGGTACGGCTAAGATTATATTTCAAACTCTACTTCATACCCACATTTAGGACAAGTACCCATGCCAGTGCTGCCTTCAATCCAGCAAGCAATGTCATCATACTCTTCATCGCATACACCACAGTAGATGGTGCGGTCTTCTTCGTATGCGTCAACACCGCTGCCTTGCCAGTAGCTCATAGTCCACGCCAAACAATAAAACAAACTGTTAACATTGACGATATCCAACATACTGTGGCTGCTGTATTGTTATCCATTAGTAATCTACCTTTCCCCATCCGTTGTTGAATGCATCACCTTGCTTAGCATATCCACGATAGCACATGCAATCAGTGTATACTGTGCTGCAACTAAAGCAGAACCCACAAGCGTAGCATGTATCATCATAGGTCTCAAGCATTTCATTGTCCATAAATACAGCACAGTTAGCGCACTCATACCACATAGACTTATCACCCTTAGGTGATGGTGTCCAGAAGTCATAGTCTTTATCACTTACCCATGTACTAGTTTTAGATTTACTAGGGATACCATACCCATAGTCTAGTTTGCATGAGTCATTAGACCACCATACACCTTGCTCATCTTCCTTGCCTGCCTCTGCATTAAGCAAGTATGCTTGATGCTTAGCAGCTGGGTCAACAGTAATGATAGCAATTTTAGAACCACGTGCATTATCTTCTAGCATTTCAAAGACAAGCTCGTTGTCAAGGGATGCAACACCACCGATAGCAGGCAGCAGGTCTTCAGCAAAGACCTTGGTATCAGAGCGGTCATCGTTCTTAGCAATGCTGATATCTAAGATACCATTGTGTGCTAGGTAGGTACGTTCATCGTTGCCTACTGCAAACGGATGACAGTTCTCTACTGTCTTGCTACCATGGGTAGCATAGCGGGCATGCCACATAGCATAGCCTTCGGGATAGTAGCTACGCATCTCTAAGAATCTGTTGATAGATTCATCAGCATTCATAGTACGCTCACGAAGTATGCGGTTTTCACTAGGTATAGCAATAGCCCAGCCATAGCCATGCGGGTTGTTGAGAGCTGAGTTCTCTAGCTTTTCACGGTCAGGCACAAGGCCTGGTGCTGCGACACATAACATACACATTAGTTGTTGACCTCCTCTTGGTCTATTACCTCGTTGTCTTTATCGAACAGCTCATTCATAATTGTAATGAGATTAGGATATACTTCATGATGCATAACTACAAAGGCAATAAACCTAGCCCAAGACAGCGGCTTATCTTTAGGTGTTACCTTGATAGTCTTAGTGTACTCTACTGCTGCATGAACAAACTCAACAGCAGATAGGATACGTTCTTTACGTAGTGAGCCACGGAACACACGTACTTCAAGCGTGTTCTCATTCTCATTGTTAACTGCTGAGTAGCGACCATCGGATTGGTTACCATACTTTACCTTGGCTACTACCTTACCCTTGTCATTGAACTTAGCATAGTTAGACTTACGTCCAGCTAACCGTTCAACCTGACGTTGATTGTCATAGATAAGTTTAGTAAACTTAATCTGATGAGCATCATCTTTGAATGCACTACGTGATACGTGCACATGGATACCACAACTGCTGGTATTCCAAGACCTAAAGCCTAGGTCTTGTATCTTAGCAACAGCATCCCAAGGGAACTTATCTTGTATCTCACTTAATGAATGTGGATGAGTAACAATCTCAAAGCCATTAGATAATGAGCCATCATACTTAAGGTATGCTCGCCCACCTACTGCATCATACATAATCTCAGCACCTTCGGTAAGACGGGCACGCCTAGCTTCTACCTCAAGCTCTAAGCCTAGATGATATGGTGCACTGCCAAAGAATATAGGACGTGGCTTGAATCCATAGCTATGAATCCATCGACTTCCTGATTCATCTTCGTCACACTCGTGACCATCATCTTCATAGTATTCATAACCACAATTTTGACATTCAATACCACTGTCATAGCATGAACGACATAAGTTTTGGTCACGCATATCTGAATAGTAATTGTTATTTTCAGTAACGTATGTATCACAACTGTCGCAGTTAATCCATGAATCTTCTGACTCTAGATTATCCCAGCATGGCGTACATACCCAACGGTTATTTACACTTGTTACTTCAACACCGTGAGTACCACCCATTACATAAGATGTATTACATTCATTACATTCATACCTACAATTGTCATGTACTTTAACTGTATTGCCAGCAGAATCTATAGCCAAATAACCAAGGTATCTTTGCGGTGACCGCAATGGTATGCTTGTTGCATCTTCTGGTAATATTGATTTAGTGCAGCGTGGACACTTTAATAATTCAATAGCTAGTGATTCAGCTGAATGTTCAGGCAATACAATGAATGGAACTAACTCTACTAATAAAGAAGTGTTCCANNNAAAACGCCAGTCCATACCTGCTATAGCTTTTAATATATTAATTCCAATACATTCATTACAACTAGTAGTAAAACCTCCGCTATTAGTTACACTAGCAACATAACCTAAGGCTAAATCATTACAGTTATCGCAATTGATTAAACCTTTTGATTCAATTGTTAATTCATTCCAGTATCTCCAGAATAAATCAGGTAAATTTTTAAACCACTCTTCATCTTTGATGCTATCAAACCGTGAATCATCACGGGTTATAGCTGTGACTACGGTCATCTCTCTTTCCTCTCGTTAGTACCAGCCGTGAGCGCGGTGATGCGCCCAGGCAACTGATGGTCTTGCGTATCTATCATGTATATACGCCAGCCCCCTGTCAATTTGGACAGGGGCTGGTGTCTTAGGGCTTACGCCTAGCATCTGAGCTACACCTCCAGCATGTAGTCCAGACCAGCGTTCAACACTATGGTTGTACGCTTTAACATTCCAATGAGACTCAGCATTCCATAACTTAAAGAGGGCACGCCATTCGCTTTTGTTCCAACCATACTTAGCCATGCTGTACTTAGCATATGCCCTGGCTAGGGTTGGTGTCCATTTCTCATTGGGTATTGTATCGCACTTGATGGCTGGTAGTGCGCTCGCTTTAGGTATGCCTAGCAGTGAGAACACTGCAAGGTAAACTACATTGAACCATATCAACCATCTGCGTTTCATTTATACTAGCTCCTCTTCATCTACTTTTTCAACGTCAATAGAGTGGACAGCGGAAAACATTTTATAGTCTTCCCACTGCCAGCCCATTTGTTCTGCTGCTATTTGGTTTTCTGCCTCAACATCATAGGTAAAGTCAACGCGTACACTAACTGTATACTTAGGCATTGTCATTCTCCTTAGTAGTAGATAGGTAGTAGTTCTCAAAGGCATCACGCAAGTCAGCTTCAGCACTAGCACCATTGTGATACCCGTCACGCCAACCCCAACTGTATGCTGCCCAGCTTACAGTCAAAGCAATAATTAAATCAATTAACATATTGAATCCATTGTAAAACATTATACTTCCTCTCCTGTCATAGACCAGGCCGCTAACGCGTTCTGGATTCTGTCTATCATCTGTCTGTCAGTCAGCCCGCCTTGATGAAGGGCTGCGTGTATCTCTTCTATTACTATGTAGTCTGGGTCTTTGAATGGGTCATTGTTATTAATCATAGCATTATCCTCCAACTTTTTCTGTTAAGTACGAAGCCGTCGGCTGTCCTGATGACAGCGACGGAGCCAGTATAGCTTCCGATATCATCGATTCCAATACGCGTTGTGAAATAGTTAAGCGCTGAGTTGTAGTCGTGAAAGTATCTGCGTCTCTGCGGAAAGTGGTCACGGTAATCGACAACTTGATAGGGGCTGTTTGCAACTTCATCATCAAGATACATGTCTTCTCCAGAAAAATTATACTTTGAGTCGGAGCCAGGTACTTCCTGTTCCGCGGGCAGTTTCAAAAAAAAATAGGCAGAGAGCCAGCTTGTAAGCCAGCTCTCCACCTATTGTACTATTATGCTTGTACTAGAACCAAGTCATTGACTTCGATTTGTGTGAAAGGCTTGAAGCGTTGTGAGTTCTCGATGCCAGGACGGCGGTCGAATCGTGTGCCCAACTTACCTGTGATTTGGATTACAGTATCCTCTGAGATATCCTGAGGCAACGTAGTTTTGGTACCGATAAATACCAACGGCATAGTGGTGATGCACTTGCCGTCAGAGCCACGCTGGCTGATATTAGCAGTTACGATTTGTCCTTCTTTACGAACTACAACGTTCTTGATTGTACCTGTTAGTGTTACTGCGTTCATTGTTCTCTCTTTTCTGTAGGTTAGTTGATAGTGTGGCACACTGCCCACTGTCGCAGACGACAGGGGCAGTTGCCTATTGATACTTACTTATGTTTGTAATCAGTTGGACAGGAGGAACCATAGAAGCAAGGGCATAGTTCCTCATCAACTAAGTCTTGTGTGTTCACGCATTTACCTCCTGACATACTGGGCAGTTGGTTAGACGCAAGTTGAACGCTAGGTTGCAGTCATTACATACTTTCTCACCTCTGCCTAGTTCAATCTCACGGTCATCCAATCGGTCCTCGAGCCAGACGATAGGAGGAACGAACTCATCTCGTTCCCATAGTAGGGAACCGTCTGCCATACGCGCAGGCTTGGACAGACGGGTTACTGAACCTATCCAGTCGTGGCCAGAGACAGGCTCAGAGTTACGGAGCCATTGGAACTTGTACTGCTGGTTGCCTTCGTCCACGAAGTCGTGAGCGATGTTCGTGAGCTTGGCATCCTTCTCATCTTGACATACCGGACAGACTTCTCCGATGAGATTGCAGGTGTAGCAGGACGACATTATAGATAGATTGTCAGATGTATAATCCATTGCACTTACCTCTCTTTCTTACCGAGTCCGGGCATTTCCCGAATCTCTTACAAATCAGACTGCACGGCCTTAGCCGTGCTTTCTGACCACTTACTGAGCATTGGCTAACTGAACCAGCACGTCTGCATGGCATTTTTCAGGAGCACACCAGCAAACCAAATTCTGCCCTACTAATGGCTTCAGCCATTCAGGCTCTGCCTGAAGCCTACGCTCAGCATAGGCACGGAACCGAGCGATAACTTCCACTCGGCTTCCATCTTTCCCAATAACAAACGGATTACCCCATTGGGAAGGGCGCCCAACATAGACGCCCTGAGCACTATCTTTCTTATTTAGCACTTTCATTATCCTATTTTCCTAGCTAGCCAATGCATTTCATTTCCACGCTCGAAGTGCTTGAGCCAGCCACAAGCTTTACATTCACCAGGCGACTGCACATACTGGCAATCACATTCCTTACAACCACACAACTTCCAAATCCACTCACTCATTTTATTCTCCATTCACTTAACTAGCATGAACCATTCATACTATACAAATCAAACTGCATGGGGTAGGGGCCCCATGCTATCTGACTTCGCTCCGCAGGCTGGATGGAATTTTTATTTAAGTCTTAGGCAGAGGAATTCTGTTTATTAACAGGGCCCCAGCGAATGACAATGAGTGTGGGGGACTCTGCTCTGCCCCACATAGTCCTGTATGTGGGACTGTTCAGTTACAGAACTGACCTGGTGGTTATTAAACTGACTCCGAATATAATATCGAATCTCCCACTACAATTTTCTTGGGTTATACAGATGCCCCTGCTACCGATATGTCCGTTTTGTTATAGTATTACAGGTGACTTACGTCACATTGTAAAAATACTTTCAGACAAAACGTTCGTTTTGGCTGTTTGAACGGATTATACTGTATAGAGCAGTAAATAAAAGATGCCGTGTATTTCGGCAGCTTTTATGGCTGCCTCATACCGTTACAGACAGTACAGCATAGCAGAGCATAACAGGCGGGGATAGTCTGTCTACTCATAGAATTTAGACTGGAAGTACAATGGCACAAGCACGCGGACAAGGATTTGGCAAGGGTGAGGAACACTTCAAGGTCAAAGCTCTGGCCGAGGCAAAGGCAAAAGTACTAGAGCTAGTAGAGGCGGGTGCTACCACCCACCAAGCTATGACGGCCGTGAATAAGAAACCCGATACCATCAGGCAGTGGCTGTTAAGGGACCCGGACTTTGCGAAGGCACTGACCGGAGCAAAGGAGCGGGGCGAAGCAACTTCGTTGCAAAGCTTAGGCAAGGATAAGCAAGACTTAAACTTTGCTGAGTTTTCCAAAATTTTTTTAGGGCAGACAGTATTCCCCCATCATCAGGCATGGGTAGATATGCTGGAGGGCAAGCAGCTAGAAAACCTGCACCCATCCATAATCTACGAGCCAGCTGAGAGACATCGTCTCCTACTTAACGTTCCGCCGGAACATGCTAAGTCCACCGTCATCACGGTGAACTATGCTACATACCGTATCGCTCTCGACCCGAATGTTCGAATCATTGTAGTTTCGAAGACATTGGTCAAAGCACGAGAATTCGTGTACGCAATCAAGCAGCGTCTCTCCCACCCCCGTTGGCTTAAACTGCAGAACGCTTACGGACCAGAAGGTGGATGGAAGCAGGACGCAGACACTTGGCGAACTGACACTGTTTATCTCGGGGGCGATGCGCGTAACTCTAGCGAAAAAGACCCAACGATTCAAGCACTCGGCATGGGTGGTCAGATTTACGGTGCACGTGCTGACTTGATTATTCTTGATGACACAATTACCACAGCTAACGCCCATGAATGGGAAAAGCAAATCAACTGGCTTCAGAAGGAAGTTATTACCCGTCTGGGTAAAAACGGTAAGCTCCTAGTAGTTGGNACGCGTATTGCTGCCAATGACCTCTATAAAGAACTTCGTAATCCTAAGCATTGGAGCGGCGGCAAGTCTCCCTTCTCTTATATGGGTATGCCTGCAGTTCTNGAGTATGCCGACAATCCCAAAGAGTGGAAGACGCTCTGGCCGGTCTCAGATGTCCCATGGGACGGGGATGAAGATATCCCAGCCGATGAAAACGGATTCTACCCCAAGTGGGACGGACCTTCATTATTTAAACGGCGTTCAGAGGTTACTCCTAGTACGTGGGCTCTTGTCTACCAACAAGAAGACATCCAGGAAGATTCAGTCTTCCCCCCAGCACTGGTTCAGGGAAGCGTTAACGGGGCTAGAAGAGTCGGACCTTTAAAGCAAGGCGCAGTAGGTCATCCTAAAGATACCTCAAACCAATATACCATCATCGGTATGGACCCAGCTATNGCTGGTAAGACCGCCCTTGTAGCTCTAAGCTATAACAAGAGCGATGGAAAGATTTATATCCTTGACTGCCTCAACATGGCAGAAGGTAACTACCAGAAGATACGTGCAGCTATTGAAGCCTTTACTGAAAAGTATAAGCCACAAGAGGTGCGTATTGAAATCAACGCATTCCAGAAAGCATTTGAATTAGATGAAGACTTACGCAANTGGCTCGCAGCTCGAGGCGTTAGATTCACTTCTCACTTCACTGGCAAGAACAAATGGGACACATCATTTGGTGTCGCATCTATGTCGGCCTTGTTCGGCTCTNTGCGTGACGGCGAGCACCAAGACAACAACCTTATTGAAATACCTTCTAGCGAAGGAAGCGAAGGAATAAAGGCGCTGGTTCAACAGCTCATAACCTGGAAGCCTGACACTAAAGGTCCTACGGACTGTGTCATGGCTATGTGGTTTGCAGTCATTAGAGCNCGTGAACTTATTCAGAGCAATACAAAGGTTACCCCATACCTGACCAACAGGTGGGCAACTAGAGCGCANATGGAACGACGAGTATCAATTAACCTAGACGAGGCATTCTCGTCTCAATGGCAAGACAACTTCGGATAGGACATATCATGGCAGACAATTCAAAAGCTTTAAAAGCTGCAAATTCAGCAAGCAAATACAAAGCACCAGCTGCTAACGTTCTTGAACGCAAGGCGGTTCAAAATGTTGCGAAAAAAATTCAAGCAAATGTTAGACCAGGCCAAGCAACAAATGTTCTTCGCAAAGACCAAATGGCAACAGCGGCTAGTATTGTTCAAAAAGAAGGACCATCTGTTACTAAAGAAGCTGGCAAAGGTCCTGGACCTGCAGAACGTTATCAACAGGGTAGTGAGGTTATGAAAACCTCTGGCCTTAAAGGTCGTGAAGTAGGCAAGATGGACCACCAAGGTGGACATGGACTACAAGGTGGAGCTATCTCTGCTTTCGGTGGCGGCGGGCTACCAGAACAAACTCGCTAACCCCAACTATTAAAGGACGTAAATGCTAACCATTCCTCAAGTCGTCTCACGTGTGCAGACGCTGCGTTACCGCAACTCTTCACGTGACCAACGCAATGGTGACGTTCAGTTTGTCCGTCAAGGAAAGATTTCCCAGGTCTACCCTAACTTCTTCCCAGACGGTATTGACCAGAACGTAGTCGCCAACTTTGTTGACGTTGTTGCCCGTGACCTTGCAGAAATGATTGCACCACTGCCAGCTATCAATTGCTCAGCAGTTAATCAAACATCAGACCGCGCACGTACATTCGCTGACAAGCGTACCCGTATTGCGGCTAACTACTTCCGTCACTCTGAACTAGAAGTCAATATGTTCAACGGTGCGGACATGTATATCACATATGGTTTCCTCCCTTTCATTATTGAATTGGATGAAGAAGCGAAGCTA